CTTTGTTAATAATCACTTGAGCCATGTCACCTGCTACCTGACCCTCGTCTGTTAGATCCTTGTGTCCTTCTCCCAAGATATATCTTTCAAGATGCAAGTGCATGTTTGTACCGCGGCTGGCCGCTTGATCCCTGACTCTTGTGGCCTGTTCCTCGCCAACTTTAGCAGTCCACTTCGCAATAGATTCTTTCTTCTCGTCAGATTGCGTAGCAGACAGGATGGTTGTAACACTTGGTAACTTTTCGCCAGTTATTTCGTAGTGTCTTTTACCTTCAACAGAGGTCCGCATTGACGTAGGATAGTCAAATTGTTTATTCCACTTAAAACTCAAGGCCAATAACCAGTCCTTTCTTACCATCTTTTTCGATGGCAGGAGCTATAAACCAATTATCTTTCTTGTATCTAATCATCGGCACAACATCAGCGTAAGTATAACCTGTAACAAGTCCTAACTCCCAACCTTCGTGTTGCAATCCAATATAACTAGATATTCTTTCTTCACTATTATAAAACACACCGGATATCAAAGCATCTTGTTGACATCTCGCGTGTGGATGTAGATTATTATATTTATTCTCTAAACCTACGTGTAGAGATACTGCAAACAGTAAACTTAAACAACTCATTCTAACGCCATCGCTTTCTTATACAATTCTAAATCAACTACGTTGCCACCCATAATTTTACCATCATAATGATTTATAATTCTATGTATCTTATCAAGTTTAACGTGTGAATAAGGATACAATAAACAACATACATAATACGCATCACGGTGACTACATCGCCAACGCCATTGTTTTTTTCTACCTGGTCTAACCTTTCTTGGTCCAACCTTACCAACTTTTAAAACTTCATAAATCCATCTTAATATAGATTCATCAGTCATTGCAATCTCCATTCTAATAACTGTTACATTATGAATAGGTTTACCAGGTCTTTGATGTCTAGTTTGTTTTGTTTTTTTAAAATAAACAGAACCTTCTCCATCAAATAATCCTGCTATATATGCTATATCGCTTTCTCTTATCATTTCTCTGCTCCATAAACTAAAGCAGCGCCTGTGTTAATTAGATCTACGCTTGAGCAATGGCTTAAGCTCAACATAAGAATCAAAATAATCATCAAATTCTTTATCATATACTTCTCCTTTCGAATTACATAAATCACATTGTACAACAACAGATACTCTGCCCTCTTCTACATTACATTTAATAAAACCATTACCCCTGCACTTTGGGCATATCTTTTTGTTTTCCGTTGTCATTACTTGTTTCCTTTGAAGTTTGTTTTAATGATGCAAGCATCGCTATGTGTTGTGCAACCTCTCCATATGGCCTTTGCCACATGTAAGCTAACAATTGTTTTCTTTGGTCTTCTGTAATTGTAAACATTATTTCTCCTTTATTTTTCCGTTAAGTTTTTTTACTTTTTCATTTGCTATACATTCTACTGTTTTTGATATGGACAATTTGCTATTGGGCAATAATACCTTCGACAACTTCTCCAAAGTAGAGTATGTTTCCTTTGACAGGGAAACGTTTCTATATTTACTTATATCAGTCATGTGTTCCTTTCATTTATTAATAATGATAATATAGGAGATTAATATAATAAGTCAATGACAAAATTTATTTTATTAATGTATTTATGCAGCAATATACCTGGTAATGCGTGCCAACAATTTGAGCCAAAGTATAAGGAGTTTAATAGCTACCATAATTGTGCAATCTACGGTTACAAATACTCTGTTGAACTGTTAGAAAACTTTAGCCCAGAATTTATTAACGAATATAGAGTCTTTACAGCTTTTGATTGTAAAGAGGATGCAGCTATTTAATTAATTTAAAGCACTCAGACCCAAACCAATAACCCGAACCATTATTCATAACCCACCTATTGATATCTCCATTATATGTGCTAACAGCTTCCATGTGGTCTTCACTAAAATCCATACATTCTCTTAACGTCATAGGTCTTGTAAACTCAAGTAATTCTTTTATATATAACTCCCCTGGTATTTGAATTATTATATGCATCGCATTCACTAACTCGTCCATGATAAAACTCCCTTATTAATTTATACCATTCATCTTTGTACTTAGAATCTTTGGTCTTGTTCCAATTTTTTGCTGCGTCGTCTATCTTTTTTGTTATATTCATTTACTTTCGTTCCTAGGTTTATTATCTTTTTAATACCAGACCCTTGCAATTGTATATCAACACCATAAGGTTTCCATGCTTTTTTAATTATGTTTAATTCTAAAATAAAATTAAACCATTGTTTTTGTGACATTTTATTTGCTTTGATCTTTACTTCTTTCATTCGCTTTTCTCTTCTTTGTCTTTTAATAACTGCTCTATTTTATGTGCAAAATGTATTAAATTTACTTTTGTAAGTCTTTCTGCATGTGACATAGCTTTATTAAAATTATCGTCTTGATATTTTTTAATTTTATTACTAAACTGTACCTCTGGTATTCCCCATCTTGTTTGGTCTGTCATTTTTGTAGGATAAAATTTAATTTAATGTGTGTCAACCCTTACGTCGTTTTTTCTGTTGTCTCTTTTCATGTTTATTTCTATTCTTTTTGTGTCTACCCGGACGTTTACGAGGTTTATCCCTGACGTAATTATTTACTCCGAAGGTAGATTTCTTTTTAGCCATGCTATCTCACTATCTTTCAATTGTATATACCTAATACATCCATTAATATGTTGTTTTGTATCCTCTCCACAATTAGTGCATCTGTAATACTCTGATACAATTGCAACGAGTATTGTATCTTCTTCACAATGACTACAATGTCCAGTCACTGTATCTATGTTATGAAAATTAAATCCTACGTATTCTTTCTTAGACAAGGTCTGTGGCCTTTCCTAATACAGGTTTATATTTTGTTTTACCTTCTGATTTAAATGCATGTAAAAATTGTTTTCTAGCACCTTCAGGTATGTAACTGCAGTGTATCCACCCACTATTTGGTTCACCTGGTGTGTAAAACTCAAGAATCAATTGGTCATACGGTAATTCTCTACGAATCCAATCAGCTAATTCTGCGTTATCTACACCCATAACTTCGAAGTCTGCGGCCTCTGCTTTTGCATGTTGACTGTTAACTGAGCTACCAATAGCAGTGCATAACTCCATAGAACGAAAGCCGCTTGTCACCTTAACCCTGCCGAAATGATCACGAACCGGTTGCAATATGTTTTCACATAACGCTTTTAGTTTTTCTATCTGATCGGCGTTAGGATTATTATCAATACCACGCCTGATAGCAGTGTCTGATTTAATTAGCTCTTGTAAGCTGAAGTTCCGTGAAAGGTTCATTAATTTGCTAGTGGATTGGAAGAAGATACTTTTATTTCTTCTATCTGTACTTTTAAAAGTTCTATTTCTTTTTCTAATATTTTAGTTGCTGTATCATCATGTGTATGTGATGTGTCATGTGTATGTGATGTGTCTGTATTCTCTAACACTTCAACTTTTTCTTCTAATACTGCTAGTGATGTTTCAATGCTTGTTGTATCTACAGTTTGTAAAGAATCTAATCTAGTTGTGATCTCTCCGTATTTCACGAAGCCACCACCAATTGCAACAATAGCTGCAATCAAAGCTGCGATTCCTGCAAGTTGTTCTTTAAGTTTGCCCATTTTTTAATATCTCCAGTTCATTCAAAAGCTGTTGCTTCTTAAGATTTATCTCTCCAAGTTTCTTTGCTTTGACTTTAATCTTATCATTTTCAGTATAACTTGCAAGACTAGTATTTGGGTATATTTGCCTGTTATCAAATATATTTAATTGATCTAAGTATATGTCTTTTGGCTTATAAAACACTGTGTTTTCATACACGTTTAACGATACTTGATCACTAGTCATAGCTTCTAATTTTATTATATTTTTTATTTGTAAGTTCTTAGATATATTTTTTATATCCTTGTCTACTTTAGCCATTACCTTGTCAATATTTTTGATGAGAGCTTTTTTCTGTTGTATGCTTTTTTGTTTGGCAATTTTTTTTGTTTGAACAGAGGACTTTTTAGGAGTCTCGCTAGTAGGTTTCTTTTCTTTAATTTCTTCTTTTTTTTCTTTTTCATTTGTTGCTTGTACCATTTTAGTAGGTTTCTCTTCAACAGATTCTTCTTCAGCCATCTCTGTGCTTTCTTCTTCTATCATTTCTTCTTCAGCCATTTCTGTTGGCTCTTCTTCCATCATCTCTTCCTCCATCATTTCTTCTTCAGGAAAAGATTCTGTCATCATCTCTGGTTTTTCTTCTACCATTTCTTCTTCAGGAAAAGACTCAACCATCATAGGTGGCTCTTCTTCCATCATCTCTTCTTCTTGAAATGTTTCGTTAGAAAATTGTTGTGGTTGTTCTTCTGGTTCCATGAACATAGGTGGTTCTTCTGTTACAAAAGATTCTTCAGATGAGAAACCTTCTTCTTCATCTGGCATCATAGGTAGGAATGTTGCAACAATCTCATTAGATTCTTCATACATCTCTTCCATCATTTGGTCATCGACAAACATAACAATAGGGCCATCAGACATTTCCATACCTTCAGGTTCCATCATAAACTCTTGGTCCATCTCCATAAAAAATTCTTCTATAAACTCTTCTGCAAATTGAAATGTATCCATCTCCATTTCCATAGGCATTTCCATTTCAAACTGTGGCTCCTCGTTAAAAGAAAATGTATCTTCTTCAAAAAAGAATTCTTGTACATCATCAAACACTTGTTCATCTAAATCACCTAGATCATCTTGTACTTGATCTAGTGAGTCTGATGCATCTTGATTTAATACAGTGTCGTCGTATGTCATTGTAAGAGCTGCACCCAATAAATTAGGACCACCTCTTTGACCTGAACCTGTATTGTTATCTGTGCCACTCCAAGACCAATCTACTTTGTTTGATCCATGACTATTGTAAATTACTTGATCGTTATACTGCCCACAGTCTGCAGTCTGTCCTCCTGAAGAACTGGTAGGATAACCATTACAGTTTCCTTGAAATCCATCTATGTCTGTTCTTGTTTGTGTTGTTGTAGATAATACAGTGCCGGTTGAATCTTTTAATTGTATAGTAACTGTATGTGAGTCTGTTGCTCCACTCTTGCCTTCACAATTACCAGCTTGATTATCGCAGTTAGCAACATCAATATAACTATTTAAAGTTATACCGTTGTCTAACATCTCTTGAGTTCTATTATTATCAGTTAGTGCTATGTCATCAACAGACAATGTTGTAGTACCAGTAACCTCAAAGTCACCACCAACACTATACTTATATCCACAGTTAGCTTGAGACGCAGAACAAGTTACATCAAATCCATTTAGTGTAGTGTTATTAGATACAGTGCCAGAACCACCTGGATTAATTTGTTCTGTAGAAGTAGATCCCCAATCTACACCATCACCTGCGTTTGGAAGTAAATTACCTGTTGTAACAGTATCAGCTTGTGCTGCTGTAAATAAAAATAAAAAAGGTATTAACCATTTCATTTTAGTATAAGTTTTTTAATGCTTTGACTGCCGTCAATATTTAATTCTAGCTCTGCCATAGATTTAATGCATTGATACTTTATAGAATCTTTTGCATCACGCATTGCAATCCTTTTACCTTTTAAACACTCAGACATTGAGGTTTGAATACGTGCCTCTTTAATTTCTCCGTTGATAATCATAAGTAGGGCTACAATTAATTCTGTCATTAGTGCGCTGTCTTTCCATTAGCTCTTACTTTGTCTTTTAAATCTTCAATATCAGCTAATGCTTGATCTAATTGTTCTCTTAAAAATTCTATGTTGACTTTGTTAGTCATATTCATTTCTTGAGTTTCTTCCATCTTCTCAACGGACTTGTATAAATCCTCCAATAAAAAATGTTGCTCCTGATCTACGGGCACTTGTTCACTTTTTTTAAGCAAATCATTTTCAAACAACTCACGTGATGTCTCTAACGATACCAACCTCGCAGTCAGCTCGGTGTATGCGAACACGCCAGCCACAACACCAAAAATTATCGCAAGCATATTCTTGACAGGCATACTTACAGATGTGTTTTCATTTATTTTCATTTGTGTACTTTTATTTCTTCTTTAAATTCTACAGAGTTTTCTTTTTTATTTTTTTTATCTTCAATAGCTTTTATCTTTGCTAACTTCTTTTCTTTCTTTTCTCTGTCTTTCATACGTTTAACGTATGTTGTGTAATCTGGTCTTTCATGGTCATACTTACCCCATAATTCTTGTGCCTCTTTACCTATCTTGCCATCTATTGGACATGGTGTTCCTGCTTGTATCATAGATTCAAACACTCTTTCGTCCTGGCAAAGTATTGCAACAGCTGCAACTTTCATACCAAAATCGTTTAATATTCTAGCTAATTTTAATCTTTCACAGTTTTTGTCTATAAAATGTTTACCACCGGATACACCAACACCAAATGTTTGTACACCAACAGATGCTCCTACAGCACAAACGTCTTGTGTCATGCTGTTATAAGAAGGTGCACTAGAGCTTGGTGGTGCTGATCTTATATTAGAGTTTGTTGTGCTATTTGTTGTGCTGTTGGAACTAGACCCAGACTGATATGTTGTCGTAGCAGTTGATGTATAGCCACCTTCAATTGCTGTATTAGATCCAGATGTGTTTGTTTGTGTGGATCCTGAATGTGCTGGTCCACCAAAAAAAGCAAGCAGAACCATAAGTATAATTAATATACCTGTAAAATAATAATTATTTTCTACAGATTTATACCTCATTTTTTTCCTTATTCTCCGAATCTTTGCATTTACAACCTTCACAAGTACACACTCCATATTCATCTGCGTGTAGATTATTGTCCTCGCCGCAATGACAAGGATGATGACATTCGTTACAAAAACCTACCTTCATTTTAAAAATAATATTATAATTGAAGCAACCACTACGCATCTATAAACTAATAAAGTTTTTTGATCTGGTAATTGCATTTTTTTCCAAATATTTTCAATCATGTTTTTTCTCCTCAATTTCATAAAAGAACTTATCAGTGTCTTCAGTTCTCCACTGATTAGCGTCTTCTACATTCCACTCGTTAGTTTGTACCTTCCAATCAGGAACTTGGTCCTTCACTGTAAAAGAAGGTATGTTCCAAATAATTCTGTTGTTAGGTTGTGCTGCATAATTACCATCTTCTAAGGCCATTATGTGAGCGCACTTGTGTTCGTGCGGGATTTCTGAATGATCAGTATCCACTATATTACTCTCTGGATGTGCAAAGTCAACGGTAAATAAATATTTTCCGTGATGCCATTTCTTATCTTTACCTATGTACTTACCAGCTTGTGCGTCTAAGATATCCCAACAATGAACAGAAGGATAATAAGAAAAACAATTCCATAGCTGTAACTCGTCAAGTCTTCTATGTGGAACAGCTTTCGGTTCATAGCCACGTTGAATAAAAGCCGTAATTGGTAAACGATAAAAGACAGCGCCGTTTTCCATAATCGCATGCCATAAGATAGCGCGACCTGTAATTGCGGTAAGACCAAAGATAATACAGTCTTCAACTTCTCCGTGATGTTTTTTAAGATCATATAAATACTCCTTTCTTATTTGTGCATATTCTACTGGTATGTTTGCATTTAAGTAAGCCATAAATTCTCCTCATTTTATTTCCCCCCAATTTTTACCAGATTCATAATCTACTTTGTTTGGTATCTCTAGTTCAACTGCGGATTCCATAATTTCAATAATACGTTTTGCCTTTGTATCATCTTCTACAGAAATATCCAACTCATCATGTACTTGGATATGTGCTACTATACCCTCTTTGTATAATTCTAACATAGACTTTTTTGTCATGTCAGCAGCTGAACCTTGTATTAATTTATTTAATGCTTTGTATGTATAAGCACGCTTGATGCCTGGTCCGTATTCCTGGCGAGCTTGGTCAAATGGTAAAGCTTTATGTATACCAAATTGATTTGGCTCCCACAGGTGAAACCTACATAATCTACCTAGTAAAGTTCTTATCTGTCCACGTTGCTGTGCTCTGTTAGATACAGAGTTCATCAATGATTTTACAAAAGGAACTCTTTGGTGATAGATAGAAAATAACTCATCTGCCTTATCTTTAGATACTCCTAATTCTGCCTGTAGTTTTGCTTTACCCATACCATAAAATAAACCTAAATTAATTGTTTTAGCTTGTGTTCTTGGTATGTCTGCCATCTTTGCAACAATTGTATGAAAGTCAGCGTTACCATCTAAATAAGAATCTTTAACACCAAAGACGCTTGTATCTTGATCCAGGGATGCATAGTGAACTACTAGTCTTGGTTCTTGTTGACTGTAGTCAAAACATCCCCACTCGCAACCAGACTCAGGTACAAAAAGGGATCTAATAAGAGGACCTAACTCTTTGTTGCGCGCAGGAATTTGTTGTAGGTTTGGATTAGAATAACTAAATCTTCCTGTTATTGTTCCTCCAGTATCAGACCTAATTTGATTTATGTCTGCATGTATTCTACCGTTATGTTCGTGTTTAATAATAGTATCTATGAATGTAGTATGTGCCTTGTTAATCTCTCTTGCTTTTGATATACATTGCACCAAAGGATGTTGATGAGTAGAAAGAAAATTTTTAGTAAATGAAGGCGCTTGTGTTTTGGCTGTCCGTTCGTATTCCAGGTTTAGTTTATCAAAGACTTTGGCTATCGACCGCGCTGCCCATATTTGAGTTTGTACTCCTGTTTCTTTTTCTACTTTTTGGAGTAGTGTTTCTTCTTCTGATGCTAATCGCTTCTTCAGTGTATGAGCTTTTTGAACGTCCACTCTCACCCCAAGAAATCGCATATCAACCAGACAAGGAAAAAGATCAGTCTCAAGATTAAAAATAGATTCTAGATCCTGGTCACTTAATTCTTTTTGCATGATCTTCCACAAATTTAAAGTTAACTCTGCATCACGTTCAGCGTAGCTGCCAACATACATAGAAGGTAACTTCCACATGTCAGCTTTTGGATCAACGCCCCATTCTTTTGCAGCGGTTACTAGCTCTGTTTCATTTTTACCTTGACCTAAATAATCCCAACCTAAAGATCCAAGATCATATCTAAATCTATTTTCATTTACTAATGATGCTGCAATCATAGTATCAACTATCAATCCATTTATTTTGATACCCATGGATCTAATCCAACAAACATCATACATCGCATTGTGAAAAATTTTTATTGAAGTTGTTTTACAAATATCTGTAAACCATTGAATTACTTTATTTTTTTCTAAGTTACCACCGCCTTCATGATCGAATGGAAAGTATCCAGAATAACCCTCTGTTGCAACTGAAATACCTACAACCTTACCTTTACCAACTACAGAACCCGACCCCATAGTTTTAAGTTCAGGGTCTTGTGTCTCTAAGTCTATTGCAATCTCATCACAGAATCTTAAATCAGGAAACTCTTTTGGTTTTACCCATTCTGTTTGTGCTTTAAATTTCATAAATAATCTCTTTCCTTAATCATTTCTAAATAATGTATCGCTTTATCTATGTCTGCTATGCCACCTTTGTCTTTGTGTCTGCATATATATTTTATAGCATTACCCTCTGCAAATGGCAACTCATTATCATTTATAAATTTTGCAGGCTGTATTTTAAATTTTTGATAATGTGTCCCTGAAATTTGTTTGTTGTATGCACTCATATTTTAAACTCCTTTGATTTATTTTGTGATTTGATTAAATATAAATTTTTCATAGATCTAGTTATACCTACATACCAAACTCGATATTCTTCATCTTGCTTGTATATAGATTTTTTTACTCCCTTAATTGTGTTTGTTGTATGATTTAAAAATAAAATAACATTAGTTGCCTCACCACCTTTAGCCCCATGTATTGTTGATACTTTTATTCTTGCGTCTTTCGTTGGATCTTCATTGTTTAGTAATAAAAGTCTCATGTAATTTATCTGACTTTCTGGCACGTTATTAAATGCGTCATACCATTTTAATGATAGATTCATATCACCTCTAATTCTTTCTTTTACTCTCTGTATCTGTATGTCTGGAAGCTGTATTTTTTTTTGTAACTGCGCCCAGTATTGTATATCTTCGTACAAAGTTTTTCCAATACTATTTCCTTGTGTTGTATTAAAAAATAATCCTTTCTTTTTTAAATATGTTGGTATTGGTTTTAACAAAAATTTAGTTCTTGTTAATATTAACCAATCACCAGTAGACATATCTATGTCTGATAATTTATATTTTTGATAAATTTGTCCAGATTCAGACTTTGGAAAATATTCTTTGTCAATTCTATTATCTTGTATTCTGTTAATGACATTTAATGCAGTTTTCTGTATAATGCTCGGCACTCTTTCTGATTGTTTTAATGGTATTTCCTGTGCATCATAATCTATAAAAGAATCTACATCAGCTCCGGCCCAACCAAATATTGCTTGGTCATCATCTCCTGCAACCCACACATCACAATCTGTATCTTTCTCTATTTTATTTATCATAGCCCACTGTATTAAAGATAGATCTTGTGCTTCATCAACAAATATAACATCAAATTTTGGTACATCATCCGTATCTAAAAATTTTTGTATCATGTCAGTAAAGTCAATTAGACCATACACTTTTTTATAATTAATAATTTCTTTTTCTATAGCTTCTAGTTTGTTTCTTTCAACTTTGGACAAATGTTCGTTAAGATCCAGTTGATGTAATACAGATATTTGTTTTACTCTTGCTAGGTTTATTAAACCAAGATACTCACTGTCTGATGAAAAAATGCCATTCCAATTATTTGTTTCATATGATGCGTATTTAATTTGTATGCCACACGTTTCACCTATTGCTTTGTAATTTAAGTCTTGCATGACGTTTTCTTCTTTTAATCCTAGTCTGTTAAATGCCAAAGAGTGTAGGGTTTGAAAATATTTTATATCTTTTTTTGTAAGTTCTGTTTTAACTTTTAAAAATCTATCTCGTGCTTCTCCTGCTGCCTTACGTGTAAAAGCAAAATAACCAATACGATCTAGTTTTACACCTTTATCGACATATCGTTGGACTTCGTTTAACAATCTTCTTGTTTTACCTGTGCCTGGAGGACCTACTACTTTATATCTCATTAGTAATTACTTTCTTTTCTTTCCACTGGTTTATATTCTATTTTATCTATGTGTAATTGTTTTAGTCTACATACCTTAACTGTTTTACCATCTACATTAAGAGAGTGATTAAACTCTACATCACATTTATCTTTCATTTTTTGTGCTATTCTTTCTTCTGGTATTTTCCAACTGGCACCCAAGTGATCTATGAAAGAACCAAATCTAAAATAATGATAACCATCTTCGGTTAGACAAGACCCGCTATTTATTTGTATTCTTTCTCTTGCTCTTGGACCATTTACACAATACTGAAACAACTCTTCTTTTAATCTATCTTCTATTTGTGTTCCTGCAGGTGGTGTTATTACAACTGAATTTTTTCTAAACTCTGTAAGTTTTGCTCTAAAATCTTTTGGTTTTAATGGCTCATGATATATGCCTGTCTGTTCCCA